ATCTTACCGATGTCAAAGGTAAGGCATGAACTAGGCTCGTGGATCACCGCAAGCCAAAACAGCGGCTACCGTCCTAAAGCCTACGAACTAATGAAGGGTCGCAGCGGAAACAGCCAACACACGTTTGAGGGTTCGGGTGCAGTCGACTGGACTTGTAAAAAATCTAAACTACTTCAGCTATTTAATTTGATAATAGAAAATACAGAATACAATCGAATAGCTATCTACGAAAATTTCATACATTGTGACTACGGTTCTAACGATGGTTTTCGTTATATTTACGAGAGCGATTCAAAAAGCGAATGGACATTAACTAAAACTATAAAGCTATGTTAAAAGGACTATTAAAAAATATCAGTATCAAAGGGGTGTTTAACACCATCTTTCCAAAGGCCGAAAAAACTAAAGTCGGCCAGTTCGTTAGTGGTGTGGTTAACGGGGCTACTCAGGGAACGCCATTGACATTCATTCAAGACTTTGCCAAATCCTTCTTTGATACGAACGAAGATGGAAAAGTAGACATCGAAGATTTTAAAGGTATGAACATAAAGACATTCGGAATGGGAATAGGATTCCTAGCGTTCATGGCTTTGTTAGCATACCTTTTTCAAAGCATTTAAAATTCATAGTAGTTTGTTTAGTTGTTTAGTTTAGACGGTCAGTAATGACCGTCTTTTTTTTAATCAGAGTAAAAATTAATCATATCCTTAATAGATTTTAAGTCTGACATAACGAGCCTTGATTTTACGTTACCTTCTTTATCAGTCCTAACAAGTTCACATATTCTCGTTTCTTTTTGCCAATCTAGGTAAATACGCTTTGTTAATTTCTTGGTTATTATGACATAATCGTAACCGTATTGATCTTGGTAAACCTTATCAGATGGCGAGAAGTCCTCATTAAAACCTAAATCGATAATGTCTTTGTATCTAATTTGGCTCATGTTTTTACAAGTTTATAAGCCTGATAAAAAGAAAGCATCGACACGAGGCCAAAGCCGACAAAGCATATTCCAAAGACTGATCCCGTGACTATACTTGTCACCATGTCGGCCACGTTGAACGCTAACAGCGTCATGAACCAAAGGCATGCGAAGCCTATTACTATTCTAGTTGCTATTTCTATCATTTTCGTTTGTTTAAAAGCCAAACAACCGCACCGACTAGCGATGCGATTGTGGCTATGTTTGTGATTAGGTCGGTCATTATTAATAATCAAAAGTCATTACTCCGAAAACGTCTTGAAACCTACGGAAATACATCTCTGCGGCCTGCTCGGCATCTGTAAATGTTACCCTTTCTGCATTATGCTCTTGACCATCGTAAACCTCAAATGCCTCAATGGTTAGACCTTGAAGTCTTTTGGTTAGTCTTAAAATTTCGTTAGATGTTTTCTTGTCGATTGATTGTAAATAAGTTTTCATAGTTCTTTCGTTTCGTGTATTCAAATAAACGCAATCCTTTTTTATTGGTTGCGCTTATTTATATGGGCGGTACTAAAATTATTCAGTCGGTAAATTATAACTAGTTAGCACTTGTTTTTAACACATTTTTCTCTACGGTAATTTCAAAATCATAGTGCCAGCTTTCATTAGATCCGCAACTCAAAGCGTATGTTAAGCTGCTAGGCTTTACAAGTATACCCGTTACAAATCTTTGCAACTGATCGTTATCTGTATGAAGATAAACCATGTCGCCTATATCGTAATGATTTTCTATGTACATAATATTACTTATTAATAATTACCCACTTCTTTTGCCTGTCCCGTTTCTTGTTCCTTATCCGTTGCTTTTCCTTTAGAAACCTCGCAGTCTCAGGGTCGGCCATTAGCTGCTTAGTGCGCTCACGTGTGTACTTCGCTTTGCAATCGTGGCAGACTTTGCTTCTTTTCCCGTAACGCCTTAGAGGCTGCTGGAGTTCGCACCTTACGCACTCCTTACTTTCCTCTATGACGTACTTAGTTGCCCAGTCGCTACTCACTCCCAAGGGGCTTTTTCTTCGTCCGTGAAGCTTTGATTACTTGTCGGAGGCGGTGCGCTTTGATCTGACTTGTCAAACTTCCAGCACTGAATAGTATTGAAGTATCTAATTTCGCTTGATTCGTCTTTCTGCCACTTTCTACCCTTTAGATTAAGGTGAGCCGTTACGGTGTCGCCTACCTTCATATGGTCTAGGCTATCACATTTGTCTTGAATCACTTCCATTATAATAGTCTCTGGATACGTTGGGTTGTCAGCTACCTCTAATACAAATTCCCTTTTACAAAACTTATCATTTACGTGATTAGTCGGGAAAACTTTGATTACTTTTCCTGTTAATTCGATGCTCATATTATTTCTTTTTTGGTTTTGGTTTGTCTCTATTTACTTCTTCGGCTCTTAACATCTTGTATAAGAGTAGTTCGCTTATGGTTCGGTTCTTAGGCTCTTCCATATTTAGCTGAATGAACCTATAAGCCATATTAATACCGTCATGCAAATCAAATATAACCTCTCTCAATTCGTCCTCGTCCATTACTTTATATTTATGTGTTTGCTTAATTCATTCAATGTCTCTTCGGTTAGGTGTATCTTTCCTTTTGCATCCCAAACGTCCGTGACTTCTTTGTGTTCGATAGCGTAGCCGCTCATGTACTTGTTTTCGTGCGTGCTGTTGGCATCTTCTACCATCTCAGTGTATATCGCAAACTTATAATTATCGGAGTGCATTACGGCATTTAAGAATCGTTTGCATTTTCCTGTGGCTACGTCTCTACTATCTACCCAAATGTTATCGCTTTCGGATAGGGCTTTCTTTATGTCTTCAAATTCCATACTTGTTATACGTTTAGTTTTCCGTTTGGGTTGTTTGATTTTCCGATTATTTTTACAACAAATGAATTAAAGCCGCTAGCTATGTAGGTGTTATGCTTTAGTGACAATCTATTTAGCTGAAACTTATCATTACATTGCAATATATCTTCTAGCATATCTTTAGGAACTTTGACAGATCCACTTCCGTCTCGCTTAATCCATGAGATAAACTCTAATTCTTGCGCTTTTTTAATCATGGCTTAATCTTAAATGTCACCTCGACAGTGTAATTATTCAGAGCGTATTTGATTTTGGTTCTGTCAATTTCAATGTGTCCGACTGTTTTATCTTTGCATAGATATTTATAAAATAGATCAGTCTCTTGGTGCTCGGCCTTTTCTATTGGCGTTTCTGGTAAGGATTTAAATTCGCTCATAGGAATAGTTGTTTTTGATCGCTAGAGATTTGCATCCGTTCCAATCTGTTAAGTGTTTGTTTTAGTATTCGTATCTGACTATACGCGCTTTGCCTTTCTTTGGTTGCGTAAATGTTATTTACTTGCTTTTCAAGCTTGCAAATAACACCGTTGATGTTGTCAATTTCTTCTAACATTACAGCTTCGTTATTAAATCGGCAATATACACGCGGCATAACTTCACGCGATCTTCTACCGATTTGATAAATTCCTTATCGTAATTAAATGCAAACTCTTTGATTCTAAATTTCGAATCAATATCAGTGTAATCCGTGAACGTATCAAATACTAGTTCTTCGGGCGTATTCTGGAGGGTGTAAACTAGCCTTGCTTTTTTGCGTTCAGTCAGAAACATGTACCCTTGCAGTTGTGACCAGTAGCCTTTATCTATTTCGGTTTCAAATAAAGGAAACGTAAAGCAATCCCAAGAAGACTTGAAGTCGTAGACGGTATCGCCTACTATCAAGTCAGGCGTGCCCTGTATAAATTCAGAAGTAAAAAAAACATCGCTTGGAACTAAAAATCCTAGATCGTTTATTTCAGAATAGTAGTCGATTGCTGCGTTTTCGACTTCAATGCCTTTAGTCAGGTACTTTGATTTGATTTGCTTTTGCTCATTGTAAACCTGTTCCTTTATCCATTCCTGTAAATAGCTTTTACAAGTTTGTGGTAGCTGCGCATTATCGCGCTTCACTATCATGGCCTTCATTTCAGCATCCATGTTATCAGTTAAGGGCTTAGCCTTTCCGAGAATAGCATTTGTATAGCGTAGATTTAACTCTTCCAGCTTTTCTGTTTGTTTATCGGTCAATCCCATTTCACCCATGATTAAGCCGATGGCCGAACACCTAATTCTAAATTCTTTAATTTGCATCTGTTAGTAGTTTTTCGTTTGCTTCTGTTAAGTTGTATATCTTTTTAATCGCGTCTACGGTGACGGTTTTGGATTGAATAGCTTTCTTAGCCCCGTTCCATTTCGGATGGCTAGGATTCATATCTAAGTCGCTAGACACTACTCTTAGTGCTTCGTGCATTTCTCCAAATGCTTTAATCTTCTTAACGGTAAGTTCTATTTTCTTACCAATCCATTCTTCAATAAATGGAGTGTCTAATGTTTTGCAAATGGTTTTAATATTTGTGGCATTTAAAATCATTGGCTTTATCCCTGAGAAATGTAACACCGTACATTCTTCACTACCTCCTTTTCCATCAAATACCGTGTCATTCTTAACGTCTTCAATGGTTACTATCTTGTTCTTAATAATCCCATCCTCATCCATCAAGTCCCAACTACCGATGTAGTTGGGGTTTCGCAGCTTCTTTATGTGTGTTTTCATTCGTGTTTGTTTAAATTGAATACTCTTTAATATCGGTAACTTCGTCAAGATAGAAGCCTTCTTCGTGCTCGATAAAGGTAGCAGTCCCAGTTACCCAGTCGTCACTGCCTTGGATTCGTCCTAGCATTTGAATGGTGTAGTCTTGGCAGTCTTGGCCGAACGTGTCGCGGTCGCCTTGTTCGCTGATCCAGTCAACATCGTGCCACGAATCTATATTGTCGGTGACGCTACTGTTTTCGGAATAGAATCGTTTGTCTTTATTGTTCATAGCTATCTTTACGAGAATGAGTTGAAAAGGTTTAAAAAAAATAACAGTACCTAAACGGCACTAGCGCGCCCGTTTAGCTTACGTCACCCTTACTATTACGCACCTAATAAAAAAAGGTTGTAACCTTTTCGATATTAATCTCGTAAACATCCGCAACCAAATATAAAGAAATGAGACCAAGACACGAATCGAAGCACTTTCAAAATCTGAAACCAAACAGCAAACATAAACGTAAAGGCAATCTGTTAACGCGCATACTGCGAACTAAGTTAATAAAATGGATTGATAAAACATTTGCCTTTGTATTTAGATAACCGATGGAAAAGGTTATATTTGTATTCGCTGCCTCTCACGGTATAGAGCGATAAAGAAACGTGTAGGCGTACAATGATGACAGGTGAGAGGGTCGGATTTGTACGCCTATTTTATTTTAATAAATGCCATGAATAGTTACGAACTCTCAAGATCATGGTTTGACTTCTGCTTTGAAAATCCAGAAAAGATCAAGCCAAATCATACGGCTTTATATTTCTTTGCCATTGAGCATTGCAACCGTTTAGGATGGAAAAAGAAATTTGGTTTTCCTACTACTATGGCAATGGAGGCAATAGGAATAAAGTCATATAACACCTACATAAATACCCTTAACGACTTAGTTCGATGGGGTGCATTTGAAATGATTGAACGGTCAAAGAATCAATACTCAGCAAACATCATTGCCCTATCAAATATTAACAAAGCACTTGATAAAGCACTTGATAAAGCATTGATAAAGCACGGTACAAAGCAAAGTGAAAGCACTAGTGAAAGCAATGATAGTATAGATAAACAAATAACAATAAACAATAAACCAATTAACAATAAACAAGAGGTAGTTTTGCCTTTTGATTCAAATGAATTTTTTAGTCAATGGAACATTTGGAAGGAATACAAAAAGGCAGATCATAAATTTAATTACAAAAGCCAGGTAAGCGAACAAGCGGCTTTAGCTAAACTTTCCGAACTTTCAAACGCAACCGAATTAACTGCTATTAAAATTATTCACGAATCAATTTCAAACGGATGGAAAGGGTTCTTCACTCAAAAAGATAACAATGGAAAAGGAAACCAAGGCGATCGAGCGCGCGCACTCGCAGAAGCCAACGGCATTGACTACGATAGCTTATAACCTCGAAGCGAAGCCAATGCTAATGCAGATAAGGGAGGGGAACGAAAAGACAGTTCAAACGCAAGTAATAAGCGCAATAGTCAAAGCGTCCGAAGCTATGCAGATCAATCTAAGCGATAGCGCAATTAAGATTATCACCGAAGATTTGATTGAAATGTATCAATACGAATCTATTCAAGATATTATCGAATGCCTTAAGCAAGGCCGAAGAGGTGTGTACGGTGTTAACTCTTACGGTAAGCTTAACTTGGAACTGATTTCAAAATGGATGCAAATATATTTAGATGGGAAGTATCAAGCCAAAGAGAATCACGAAAAGATAAAACAGAACCTAGTCGAAAAAGATAATGATTTTGATGCTGAAGATTTTTACCGAAAAGGCAAAGAATATATTGAAACTCAAAAGGAACTGAATAAAAAAGGCAACCAATTTTCAAACGCTACGTATAATGAAATTAAGTACCAATACTTAAAAGAAAAGAAAGATGAAAAAAATATTGACAATAATATTCCTAGCTAGTTTTATGCTCACCTCGTGCGCTTCTTCAAGAAGCTGCGGTGACATTTACAAGGCTGGAAAGAAAGGCCCGCCAAAGATGGAGAGGAAAGCGATTAGAATGTCTAAAGGGTAATGCTAAATGTAAAAAGCGTTTTAATGATTTTTAAATAATGTTATGGCAAGTTCTGAAATAATACAATCAAAAGGAGAAGTACAAATGACCAAAAGAAAATGGGGGCAACTATACAAAAAAGGTTGGCAAAGACACCAAGACTTTTGGAATAGAAGGTGGTGGATTAGATTTAAGTGGGATGCTGAATCTAATTTGCCATAACGCTGAGTATAAAAAACGTGCGAGGCACGAGCAATGTATTTTTATACAATGTTGTGCTTATGTACCGGATTATTAAAAACTAAACTTAAATAGAATGAAAATATTAATAGCCTGTGAGGAAAGCCAAGCAGTAACGAAAGAATTTAGAAAGTTAGGACACGAGGCTTTTTCTTGTGATATATTGCCTTGTAGCGGTGGACATCCTGAATGGCACTTGCAAAAAGATGTAACCGAACTATTAAAAGAAAATTGGGATTTGATTATTAGCTTTCCACCGTGTACCTACTTAACTGTGACAGGCAATAGATGGTTTAATATTGAAAGATATGGTGAAAAAGCCGTGAAGCGACACGCAGCCCGTAAAGAAGCGATTAAATTCTTTATGATGTTTGCCAATGCTAACTGCGACCATATTGTAATTGAAAACCCTGTTGGCGTAATGAGTAGCGAATGGCGGAAACCTGACCAAATAATAAACCCTTATCAATTTGGCGACCCATTTGAAAAGAAAACCTGCCTTTGGATTAAAGGACTTCCGACATTGAATCCTACGAATGAGGTTGAACCACCAAAGCGAAAAGAATTTAAGAGTGGTAAAACTATGCCTGCTTGGTATGCTGATGCGTGGAAACTACCAAAGGATGAAAGAGCAAAACTAAGAAGTAAAACATTTCCGGGAATTGCACAGGCTATGGCAAACCAATGGCATAACTTCCTTATGAAAACGGATGCTTAGGTATTACGCACAACACTAAGCTAGAATACGTTTCTTCAATGTATTTTAGCGGCTGTTATCGAGTCATTTTAATGCTCGAAATTTAAACGAAACAAAATGTGCAAAGCTTACGTAAACAATAAATGCGACTGTAAAAACGGAACATGCTTTCTTTACGAATCGATTCAAGAGCCAACACCGAAGCGAATTGAACTAGATCAGCGTCCAAGTAATCGGTTCCCAAAATTATTTATTAACCAAAACAAAACAACATGACACTCAAACAAATAGCACTGCAAGCATTCAACGACATGCCTGACGACTTTTTTTCATCTATGCTAGTTGGACAAGCAAAGAAGATCGACATGAATAGACGCTACTCATTCGCGGACACATTCATGAGGAAGGTTAGGCAGCTTAGGCAGGACGGGGTGATCAATTACAGAGTGACTGATTACAAAGAAGGACTTTATCAAAAACTAAACGTAACGATATTATGAATTTAAAAGAAGCGATAGCCGAAATTGAAAAGCGGTATAAGAGGGGGGATGTGATTTCGTGCCTAACCAATCGCGAAAGTCAAACTATGTATACGAATTTTCGAGACATAGAGGCTTTAGATACATCTGATGATATAGTGTGGATGAAAAATGGCAATGGGCTTGGCATAATCATTTACAATAAAAAATGGGCAGAACCAATCCGAGAAAAGAAAAGCCTTTGGGGCTTCTTCGAGTCGGTGAAAGATCAGTACCCGTATCTAGCGCACGATTATTTAAAGGAGTGCAGTGATGTTCCCTATATGAATACGGACAAGGGGGGGATGTTAGTGTGTTTTCATTGGAATAGTTCACCTCAAGGGTATGAGTATTGGGACAACATTAACAGATTATATCTAGCCTACTTTAAAGAAGATTGAATATATTTGAATAACCGTACCCGCTTGGCTTCCCGTCAGATCAGCTAACGGGTCATGAAAATACTCTCCGCCACGCATCCCATTTATCAGCGTCACGGAGTTGTAACGAAGCCACCCAAAGCAAAGCGGAAAGACGCTATCTAGGGTGGTTTTTTACCGCATGTATAATAATACTACCACTCGTATAAATCAACGCAACCAATGTCAGGTGTTTGCGTATATTTAAATATACAAAACAACAAGACTATGTTACAGATCGGTTTTACAGAGCAATATTACACGTTATGGGATGTTGAAAATTCAAACAGTTACGCAACCATAAATGGGCGAAGCTATATTTCAGGAGTCAGTACTAACTACACTTACATGCAAAATTTATCAATGCAGCTAGATTTAGCTCAAGATAAGGCGAAAGGGTTTGGTTGTGAAAATCTTACTCCTGATGATTCATTAAGGGGCAAAAATAGAAGTTGGGAAAGCTACAAGAAAAGCCCTGAGCAAATAGAGATTGAGGAGGCTCAAAGGGTAGAGAAAGACAGGATTGACAGCGAGGCAGCAGATTTAAAGAATGATAACATAGCCAAATATCAAGCGTTCAATGATCAATTTTTGTCAGGTCGTGAATTTACTACATGTAGCAACTTTAGGCTAAGTGATAGTAATGTTTGCATATCATTCACGTTTGAGCCTTTGAATGATTGGGAGCAAGAGAGACAAGATGACAACCCTTATGGATGTGATTTAATGATACCTTTTTTGAAGGCTGAGGATGTTGTTAAAAGAGAATACCAAGGCTATGAGTATTATGTTCTTGCTGGGTACAGGACAATGAAAAACAAAACAATGAAAATCGTGAATTCTGAATTAATAATCTCATAGTTAACAATCCCATTATTCATTTGTTTAAATGAAGCCCCCCTTTAAATAGGGTGGTTTTTTTTATGGCTATTCTTTTGTAAATTTGATTATGAATGAAGATAAAGTTTTACAAAGATTTATGAAGGAACACTTTCCTTTTCGTGAACTAAAAGACGCGGGCTTCTTTACGCAAGAAATGAAAGGCGATTACCAAGCGCAATCCGAAAGGGTACGAAAGTACTTTGGATATAAGACGGTGTACGAGTACGGGGCTGAAGAAGTGTCTTGTCATCTATCGTATGCAAAAAATGCAGATCGGTTATGGCTCACAAAAGATGGTGTTCACTCAGAACCATTCACCACTGTTACTTTAAGCATTTACTAACAAAGTTTGATTTAATTAATTAATCTATATTAATTATGGATGCAAGAAAAAACAACGGAGGACACAGCACTAAAGGCAAAGCGGGAAGACCTCCAAAAGCAGACGAAATAAAGCTAATCGAAACGATGGACGCGATAGCTGTACCCGTAACGGTATGGGCTGCGCTGTGGGATAAGTGCAGCGAGGGCGATGTACAAGCATTGAAAGCATGGCTGTCGTATAGATATGGAATGCCGCGCCAACAAGTAGACCACACCACGCAAGGCGATAAGATCACCGCACCACCTATTCAGTGGATCGATGCAGATACTGAATAGTTACAAGCCATTATTTGTTAGACCTCCCGAAAATCGATATCAACTTATTACTGGAGGTCGTGGTTCTGGTAAGTCGTTTATAGTATCGCTCTATCTGCTTAACCTCACTTATGAGCCGAACAATATAATACTGTTTACAAGATGGACATTGGTGTCCGCTAACATTTCAATCATCCCTGAGTTCATTGAAAAGATTGAAATGCTTAACGCGCACTTAGATTTTGAGATAACTCAAAACGAAATAATCAACAAGATTACAGGATCAAAGATTCTATTCAAAGGAATTAAGACTAGTCAAGGAACGGCCACAGCTAACCTCAAATCTATTGCGGGCGTGACTACATGGGTATTAGACGAAGCTGAAGAACTAGTAGACGAAGATATATTTGATCGTATAGACCTATCTATTAGATCGAAGCTACAACCGAACACGGTAATACTAGTGATGAATCCAAGCTTTAAAACGCACTGGATTTACCAGCGATTTGTAAAGGATAAGCGAAACGACACTACCTACATTCACACTACTTACAAAGACAATATTCACAACCTATCCGATTCGTTTGTAGACCAAGCCGAAAGCCTTAGAATCAACAACCTCCACAGATTCAACCATTTGTTTATGGGTGACTGGGTAGAAGATAGCGAGGGGCTGCTATGGTCTAGGCCAATGATTGACAGGCTTAGGATAGATCAAAAGCCCGCACTAAACAGAACGGTTGTGGCCATTGACCCGTCAACTACTAATACTGCAACAAGCGATGAAACGGGTATTACAGTTCAAGCCGTGGACGCTATCGGAAACGGGTACGTCCTCGAAGATTTAAGTGGGCGTTATAGCCCTAACGACTGGGCAAAGGTAGCTGTTGAAGCTGTTAAGAGGCATAGCGCAGATTGTATTGTAGCAGAAAAGAACCAAGGCGGGGACATGGTGGAAAGCGTTATAAGGCAATATGACAAGCTAGTTCGTATTAAGCTAGTTACGGCCACTAAAGGGAAGTACGTTCGTGCTGAACCTATCTATTCGCTTTACGAGCAAAGCAAGATATTTCACGTTGGAAGGTTTCCAATATTGGAAGCGCAAATGGTTAGCTTTAACCCTGAGAAAACAACGCAGTCACCTGATAGGGTAGACGCTTTGGTTTGGGGTTTTACAGAATTATTACTAAACGGACAAGGACAAACTAAAAACTCAACTCATGGTAAACTTCAAGGTTCAAGGCGAGTCCAGACAAATACTAAGCTTGTGGGAAGACGTATCGGTCGCTAAGCTGCATACGTTCCCAGACGCGCCACGTGATCAAATAAAGCATTTTAGTAACCTA